GGCACGGGGGAGCAACGCTCGGACAGGGCCAGTCTCAGGGGTTGTGCATGAACGTCCGCCACGGTCGCGTGATGATCTCGCGGAAGGTCAGGTGCATCGGGTTACGCCCGGAGTGTTCCAGCGCCCACGACTGGGGCCCCTCCCACTCGCCGCTCTCGTCGGACTTCTCCGAGCACACGGCGCACTGCATCGCGTGCGTCAGTGGCTCCGAGTCGGGTTCGCGGTCAGGCGTGAGCGTCCACGTCTCGTGGCTGACGATCGTGTCCGGACCGCTCACAGGATCTCCCCTCGACTCCGAGCGTTGGCCTTCGCGACCTGCTCTCTCAACTTGGAGCGCGGTGCCTCTAACCCGCTGTGCGGGGCAAGGTCGGCCCCCTCCGCAGTCGTGCCCAACGGGTCGCCTGGATCATGGAAGACGAGCAGCCTGCCTTCGTGGCCGAACTGGTCGATCGCCTCGGACAGTGCCTCTCTCGCGGTGTTCGCCATGCCAGCCCCTCATGTCGTCCGTCACACGACAGCCTCTTGCGAGGGCGGGGTAGATCACAGGGACGGAACGTCCCCCTTTTGCCGCCTTACGCAGCCACTCCGAGGAACTCGGCGAGCTTCCGCAGTCCCGGAGGACGCGCCGGTCCAGCCCATAGATCGCTCACGATCGCGACGGCAAGGGTGTGGTGGGACATCCACCCAGGGGCGACCTCGCGGAGCTTTGTGAGGGCCTTCACGGCCCCCTCGGCATCGCCCAGGTCGGTGTGCGCCCGCGCCAGATCCAGGAGCAGCCACGTACGCCACGACGGGGGTGTGTCGGCGCTCAGTCGCATCCCCTTGGCGAGATGCAGGGCCTCCTCGGGGCGTGCGTGCTGCACGGCGAGGCGTACCCGCTCGATCCTGACCGAGGAGCGGCTGAAGACAGACACCAGCTTGCCGTCGACAGGCGGGGGCAGCTTGGAGAGCCGCTTGGTGGCATCCTCTGCGGTCGTCATCATGTCGCTGGCCGTGTCGTAGTCCCCCGAGCGTGCCGCGCTGGTCGCAGCCGACATGACCAGGCCACCCCACACCCGCACCTTCTCTGCGGTGTCCTCCTGCTCCCGCTCCACCTTGTCGGCGGCGTAGACAGCCAGGTGCGTGGCGTCGTCGAGCCGGTTCTGTCGCTGGTAGTTCCAGGCCACCGAGTTGCTGACCATGGACGCGAGGAGGGGGTCCGAGGACTGGTCGGCCGCGTTCATCGCGCGCTCCAGTGCAGACAGGGCGAGGTCGACCTTGCCCAGGCGGATCGCGAGGTGGCCGGCGAGCTGGAGTGCCTTGCCGAGGGCCGCCTGTCCGGCTGCCCGGTCGTCCACCTTGCCTACCGAGGCGAGGAAGCGGGCGTCGGTGATGATGCCGGGCAGCAGGGTCATCAGGCGGCCGAAGTGGGCGTCGTGGTACAGCGTCCAGGCGTCCGAGATCTCCCGGCGCAGGAGGGGTGCCGTCAGGCGCTCGGTGTCGCTCGGTTCGGCAGGCGGGGCGAACAGTGGAGGGCTCACGGCGCGGCGCAGGGCGACGAGCTCGGGCGGGTCGACCTCTCCGGTGGAGGGGACGCCGGGCGGGTCACCGAGGAGGGCGGTCAGCTCGACGCCGAGGCCCTTGGCGAGGGAGTGAAGGGTGGGGAGCCGAGCGGAGTGCTTCCGCTTCTGCTCCAGCTTCTTGATCAGGTCCACGGACAGACTGGAACGCTCCGCCAGGCCCTCTTGGGTCAGGCTTGCCATTCGTCGGAGCCGTGCGAGGCGGTCCCCCAAGTGCTCTGCCATGCTTCGAGGGTACGGTGTGCGCACTGAGTGTGAGTAGGCATGACAGAACCGCGCGACCAGCGGGGATCATGTACCCAAAATCAGTAACACTCGAACGAGCGATCCAGCTTTGGGGTAACCTCTGGGACGTGATGAATCGAGGGGGGCCCACCGTACGGGCCGACATTTACGTGCGTATCAGTAAGGATCTCACGGGGGAGGAACTGGGCGTCCAGCGCCAGGAGGAGGCGTGCCGGGAGCTGGCTGCCAGCCTCGGCATGGAGGTGCGCTACGTCTTCGTCGACAACGACCTGAGCGCCACCAAGAAGAACGTCACCCGCCCGGACTTCGAGGCGCTGCTTGTCAGCAAGCCCGAGGCGATCATCTGCTGGCACACCGACCGGCTCATCCGCGTGACGCGGGACCTGGAGCGGGTGATCGACCTCAAGGTCAACGTCCACGCCGTGATGGCTGGACACCTGGACCTCTCCACTCCTGCCGGTCGAGCAGTCGCCCGCACGGTGACGGCCTGGGCCACGTACGAGGGTGAGCAGAAGGCTGAGCGACAGAAGCTGGCCAACATCCAGGCAGCCCGAGCGGGCAAGCCGTACACCGCGGGCATCCGCCCCTTCGGGTATGGCGACGACCACCTGACGGTCATCGAGGACGAGGCTGCGGCCATCCGCGAGGGCGCCAAGATGGTGCTCCAGGGCTGGTCTCTGTCGGCCGTGGCTCGCTACTGGACGGAGCTCAAGCTCCAGTCTCCTCGCAGCCTCGTTCGGGGTGCCGACGCATGGACTCTGCGCGGAGTGAAGAAGGTGCTGACGTCCCCGCGCTACGTGGGGCAGTCGACGTACCACGGCGAGGTCATGGGCAAGGCTCAGTGGCCCGCGATCCTCGACGAGGAGACCTTCTACGGTGCCGTCGCCATCCTCAACAACCCGGAGCGGTTCTCGGGTGGCAAGCGGACGGGCCGGACGCCGGGAACTCTGCTCGCAGGCATCGCGCTGTGCGGGGAGTGCGGCCAGACGGTCAACGGTCGTGGTTACCGGGGCGTGTTGGTCTACGGATGCAAGGACACGCACACCCGGACCCCTCGGAGCATCGCTGACAACCGTGCGGGCACTGCAACCCTCGCCCGGCTCATGTTCCCCGACTTCCTGGGGCAGATCCTGGGCTCTGGGCAGGCGGAGGAGGGCGAGTCGGCAGCGTCCCTGCACTCGGAGGCCCAGACGCTGCGCGAGCGCCTTGACGGGCTGGCTACGGCTTACGCGGAGGGTGCGATCAGCCTGTCGCAGATGACGGCCGGCTCGGCGGCGATCAACAAGAAGCTCGAAGCCGTCGAGGCTGAGCTGGTCGGGTCGGCTGGCATCCCGCCGCTCGATCCGGTGACTGGAGTGGCTGGTCTGATCAAGGGGTGGCCTGGCAGTCCACTCCCGACGCAGCGAGCGTGGGTGGACTTCTGCTTGGTGGTCACGCTGAACCCTCAGCAGGGCAAGCACACGCGGAACATGACCACGGACGATCATGTGACCGTCGAGTGGCGTGACGTAGCCGAGTAGCAGATACGACGAAGCCCCGGCTACCCCCTTTCGGGGGTACCGGGGCCTTGTCTTGTCGTCAGCTACGGGGCGACGCGTCCGTTCTCGCTGAACGCGACGTACGTGAGCGGCATCAGCTCGGCGAAGTGGTCTTCCATCTCCTCGGCCACCATCTCGATCTCCCGCTGCGGGAAGCTGGGCTGGATGGCGTCCGCGCTCTGGGTGCGCAGTCCGAGGAAGTGCATCAGGCTGCGGGCGTTGCATGTCACGTAGTAGGAGGTGAAGATGCCCACCGGCAGGACCATGCGGGCTACCTCGCGGGCGATGCCTGCGTCGAGCATGCCTTGGTAGGCGTCGTACGCCTCGGTGTAGGCGCTGGTCATGTAGGCGGTCATGCAGTCGTGCTGGCCGGCGTTTCCGGGCTCGAAGATGTAGGCGCCGGGCTTGCCGACCTGGACGAGGTTGCGGTTGGAGTCAGGGACGTAGAAGACGGGCTTCAGTTCCTTGTAGCGTCCCGACTCCTCGTTGTACGAGTGGCCGGCGCGGTGACGCATGTGCTCGCGGGCCACGAACAGCGGGGCCTCGACGTAGAAGGTGAACGAGGTGTGCTCGAAGGGGCTGCCGTGCCGGTCCCGCATCAGGTAGTTGATCAGGCCCTGGTCTCGGGTCAGGTCGACGACGCGGTCGTGGCTGGCACCCACGGTGCTGACGCGGGCCGCGGTGGCTACGTCGGAGTCGGTGGCGCTGGCCTTGACGAGCTCGACGGTGACGTCACTGCGGGTCTGGATGATGGTCATGATGCGGGGATCTCCTCGTCGTACATGTAGAGCTCGTTCACGTGGTGCACTCGGGTGCCGTACTTGCCCTCCAGATCGGAGAGCTGGCGCCTCAGTCGGTCAGCCTCCCGACTCAGGCCGAGGCCGGTGTGGAATACCCGCTTGGGCTGGCGTCCGTTCAGGCGGCCGAAGGCGGCGACCCCGTTCAGGGTGTAGACGTTGTCCCGGTTGAACTCGGGGTAGATGCGGGCCTGGTGGAAGCCGTAGACGATCAGGATGTCTTCGTCGGTGACAGGTTCGAGCGCGATGGCGTCAGTCACAGTTGCACACCCTCTCCGAGGTGAGCCAGGGCCTCATGCAGGGCCTTGACGGTGATGGTTTCCTTGCTGTCCCGGCTGGCGTGCTCCTGGCGCAGCACCTGGTTCTCAGAGACGAGCTCCTGCACCCCAGTCAGCACCCGAGCCATGTTCCTGGGGCTCCAGACGTTGCCGTCCAGCGGGCGGATGAAGGCGGAGCTGAGCTGCACTCCGATCACCTTCGCGATCTGGGCCACGATCTCTCGGGCCTCCCCGCCCTGCGAGTTCTGCTTGTAGGCGGCCTCGCAGTGGCCGGCGCGGCACAGCTCGACCTCTCGGACGACGTCAGCCAGGTCACCAGCCAGCCCGCCCACCTTGGGTGCCGGCTCGGCCTCCAGGTGCTCGATCTCAGCCGCCTTCATGTAGTCCATCGGACCCTCGAACACCATCGACTCAGCCTTGATGGCCTCGATGTCCACCTCGCCCGCGTTCCGCGCATCTTCCGCGATGCGCTGACCCTCGGCGACCCAGTCCCATCCGTTACTCACTTCGCTACCTCCTTGACTCGGTTCTCGTACGACGATCGGGACTCGGACGTCAGGTGGAAGCCACCCTGGTCGCACTGGTACCAGCGGGACTCCACCTTCAGGCCCCGCATGGTGCCTCGCGCCTCGCCCTGTCGGCTTCGCTTGGCTCGGGCTCGGCCGAGCGCCTTCTCTGCGTCTCGCTCAGTCAGAAACCCCCGCTTGCCACCACAAGGGCAGCTCCTCCACTCACAGCTCATTGATGTTCTTCGCCGTTCCCTTCCGTGCCGTCGTCTTCTTCTTCGCCTTCAGTGCCGGGTCATCCTTGACGAAACGGTCACAGTTACACACTTCCAGGTGGCACTTGCCACGGCTTGCACCGTCGACCGCATGGGTCCAGGGGGCGTGTCCACACTCGGGGTTCCAGCAGTAGCCGGGCCACCCGTCCTTCTTGCCGTCATGGTTGGCGAGCATGACCCCCGAGGAAGTCAGGGGCACCACCCTGCCGGTACCTCCGAAGCTCATCTTCTTGGCGAAGCTCTCCGCCTCAGCGACGGCACCGAAGGGGCCGAAGTTCAGGCCCTTGCTGCCGTCCGCCCAGGTGTGCACCATCACGAACAGGTCCCGCATCTGAAGCATGTCCCCGACCTCCTTGATCACAGCCTTGGCCAGTTGCTCCGGGCTGTCGAAGGTGGGGTCTTCGAGTATGTCGACCACCTTCTTGATCTCATGGGCTCGGGGGGTGATCCTCACTCCCGACCTCCTCTCTCGATGACCCGCACTCCCCAGCGCCGGGTGTTGACGTAGGCGATCATGTTCTGTGTCGCCGTCTTGCTTGGGCTGTACCAGTGGCCGCCTCGCTTGAAGAGGGGCGTGTCCCGCTTGTCCTGGATCACGATCTCGGTGCCGTCAGGCAGTTCGTCGAGCTCTCGGATCGTTCTGATGGTCACAGTATCACACGCTCACACTTGCACAAGTTCGGCGACGCCGTGCAGCTTGGCATGCAGGTCATCCACCGACCCGTCGTTGACCAGGACGTGGTCGAAGGGCCAGTCATCGAGCGCGGTCTCGCTGATGTGCGCTCGTCCGTACTTGTCCTTGGTCGGGCCGACGTTCGGCCTGTTCACCCGGATCATCACGCCACCGCGGTCGACGACAGCCTGCGCCTCGTTGGGGAAGCGGACGTCGGTCACGACCAGGGCTGGAGCGTCAGCGTGCGAGGCGAACAGGGCCTGCACCCACACGTCATCACCGAGCACGCGCCGGCCAGCCTCTGTGCCCGTGCGCTGGAGCAGGGACCGGACCTCGGGGTACGTCGTCTTCGCGTAGTCCCACCCAGTCTGATCGACCAGCCTTCGCAGGCGCAGGCTCCCGGCACCGTAGTGCCCAGGGATCAGGGGATTCACCGCGTACAGGAACTCACGCAGCTTGTCGGCGTAGGCAGCCTGCCTCCAGCCTCTCTCGACCAGGGCGTTCGCCGCCTCGTTCTTGCCGGACCTGGCGTAGCCACTCAGTCCGACGATCAGGTCAGTCACTTCCAGTTCACCTCCGCCTCGACCTCTTCCCATACGCGCAGGTTCTGCGCGGCGTTGCCGACGTACTCCTTCACGTCCTGCCGGATCTTGGCTGCACCCTCCAGCCCGAAGGCCAGGGTCCAGTCGGCCGGCTCCTTGATGTCCACGGTGATCGTGATGGCGACCTTCACTCAGTTCTCCTCGGGGTAGGTGGGGAAGATCAGGGCCGCCGCCTCGGCGTGCCCGGCTTCAGTCAGTCGGTCGGCACAGTCGCGCTGCGCTGCTCGTGCGATGTCCATCAGCTTGGCGACCGCCTCCTCGTACTCCTGGCCGTACTTGTCGTACGTCAGCTCGGAGATGGCGCTCTCTACTGTCGGCGCCCACCGCGGGACGCCTCGGATGTACTCCCAGCCGGAGCTCTGCCTGCTCAACTCAGACAGTCTCGAAGTAGAAGGACTCGTTCAGGTCGCCCGCCTTGACGAGCTCGCCATCCAGGCTCAGGAACTCACGGTCCTCGGTGATGGCGACCGAGTGGACTCGGGCCCGGCCTTCGATGAACGCGATGCCCAGGTCAGTGATCGACCACCTCTGCTCCTGCTCGCGCTTGGCCAGCCCGAACCAGGCCAGCTTGGCGAACACCGCGTACTCCGCGTTGGTGAGGTCCATCTCGTCACGCTTCAGGGCGTCGCCACCCTGGAGGTACAGCTTGCCGAGACCCGAGACCTCGTTCTTACCGATGCGGCTGCGCTTCTGCACTGTCGTGCTCCTCTCACCGTGGCTGCCTTCGTCAGGAGGTGGGCACCACCCCACCCCGACCCCCGAAGGGGTTTCGGCACACTTGCACAGATCAGGAAGTCTCGCGGTACCCGTCGAAGCAGTAGACGTAGGACGTGTTGCCTACGCGGGCCCAGCACAGGCGGTGTCCGAACACGGTGCCCCAGTACTCACGGTGCGCGGCCTTGTTCTTCTTGGCCCACGCCTGGCGCTTGGCCGGGTCGTTCAGCTTCGGGTTCAGGTACGTCACGTTGCCAGCGCGGTCGACGTAGTACGAGTACCCCTTGCCGTTGCCCCGCTTGGCCGCGTCCCAGTGGCAGTTCGTGTCGTCTCCATCTTCAGCGCACGGCTTGCTCGGGATGTGGAACACGGGCACGTACTTCACCTTGGCGGGCAGGGTCACGGGCTTGGCGTCCGAGGCGGAGGCCGGCGAGTTCCAGGTCAGCGAGCCCAGCAGGGCGAGGGCGAGGAACGTCAGGACGTAGCGGGCTGCGGTCTTCATCAGGTGTCTCCTTCATGGTGACCTCTCCAGTGCGGGGAGGCTGCGGCTTGGGGGGAAGCTGGTACCGGTAGGCGGTCAGCTTGGGAATCTCACGCGGCTCGGCGACGCCGTTCTCTACGGCCACGGCGTACACCTCGGCGAACTGGGCGACCGCCCGTTTGATGATCTCGCTGTAACTCAGGCCGGTCGGGGCGAGGGTCTTGATGTGGCGGGCCAGCTCCTCGTCGACCCGCGCACTCAACTGGCGAGGCATGTCGCTCACGTCAGGACCACCTCCTGGAGAATGTCCCCCTCCTCGGTGATCAGGCGAGCGTCGATCAGCCTGCTGCCCGTGTCCCAGTAGTGGCGGCCGAGCTTCCAGCACATCCCGCTCTTGATCAGCAGGGCGAACAGCTCCAGCGTCTCGGTGTCGTCGAGCTCGCCTGCCTCGTGGCTCATCAGGTCGATGACCAGGTCTCCCATGCGGCTCACTTGGAGCCCTCCTCGATCTCGGTAAGCAGCTTGCTCGCCAGGCGGAAGCCGATGAAGAAGAGCGCCAGGTCGGCGTGCCCTTCGAGCGTGTTGTTGGTGGGCGTACCGAACTCGGCGGTGTCCTCCTCGTAGGTGCGGAGGTCCACGAACTGGCGCCACTTCTCGACGGGGTCGGCACTCATGCCAGCCACGGCGGCGGTGTCCTGGATGGGTTCCCGGTAGTGGGTGACCGCGTCAGCGTGCTGGCCCCCCTCCTCCTTCACGTACTGCTCGACCAGCTCGACCACCTTGTCCCGTACGTGGGCGAGGAAGTCGGCACCGTCACTCACGTGCGAGGCAGGCTCGGCGCACTCGGCGAGTCGGGCCAGGGTCGGGGGGTTGTAGTGGTTGATCCGCTCGATGATGTCCATCGGTCACACCTTCACAATGGTTGGCTCTTCAGGGAATGGAGGTCCGCTCCACCCGACCACCCCTCCGGGTGGTTTCGCCTTGATGTGGTCACAGTATCACTGCTGCGCAGGTTGCACAATGTCAGCCGTATCGGATCTCTCCCAGTGCCGCGAGCTGGATGATGACGTCGGCCGTACCGGCGTCGATGTGCGAGGCGTCGATGCCGTCCTTCTCGGTCCGGTCGATCCAGGACTGGACGATGTAGCCGTGGTACTCCTGGTTCACGAACTCCTGGGCGAGGTCGAGGAGTCTGGCGTACGCCACCCGCACCTGGTCCTTGCTCAGGTAGTGGACCGCCTCGACCTCGCGGTCACCCTCCAGCCCCAGCCAGGTGTCGTGCTCACCCTCGACGATGGTGTACGCCTTCCCCGCGGGCAGGCCGGCGAACTCCTCGTCGCTCGGCTCGATGGCCCAGTAGTTGATGCCACCTCCGGCGCCGATGTCGATGATGTCCTGGACGTTCTCGTCGGTCAGTGCTGCGAGGATCTTCTCGGTGATCACTGGCTTGCCTCTCGGGTTGGTGTAGGTCTCAGGCGCTGACGGCGATGCGGACGACGGCCTCGTTGCCCTCGTACTTGTTCTGCCGGACGTGCTTGCGGGTCAGGGTGGTGGCCTTGTCCTTACGCTTCGAGTCGCGGTGGTTCACGTCGTGGGTGCGGAACTTGGGGGTCACTGTGGTTCTCCGATCACGTGCGGCAGGCTCATCAGCGGGGGGATGCCACCCACCCCGGACCCCCGAAGGGGTTTCGCCTTGTCAGTGCAGGTTCAGCAGGACGATCAGCTCCTCGGTCGTGACCACCTCCAGCTCGTGCTTCACGACCGTGCCCTCGGTCACCACCTCGGCCTTGCCCTCGGGCCCCTCGATCAGCGTCGGTACCGGCTGTCCGGCGAGCTCCAGGACGTACGCCTCGTAGTCGAGGACGTCTCCGTGCTCGTCGTCCACGTCGTAGTCACCGCGTGCATGGCCCTCCAGGAAGGTCATGGCCGCGTGCTTGTGATCACCGACCATCAGCGCACGGACCAGCTCGTTCGCCTCGGAGCAGGTGAAGTGACCGCCCACTCCCGATGCCGTCATCGGGTCACCGAGGATGCTCGCGAAGGTGCCGAGCGCGGAGTACACATCGCTGAGCTCCTCCTCGGTGTCGCGCTCGTCCTCCACCACCTCCGTCTCGCAGAGGTAGCCGTAGCTCTCGGTCCAGTACTCGCCGACACCCGAGGACTGTCCGGGCTTCAGCCCTCCCCCGCAGGTCTCGCACTTGTAGGAGACGCCGGGCTTGGCCGGGTAGAGGATCGGGCCGTTGTCGACCTGGCACCGCACTACGTTGCTCGGGATCATCGCTGTCACACCTTCACACTCATGGCTGCCATCATCAGGGAGCGGGAGCCACCCCACCCCGACCGCCTCTCGACGGTTTCGGCTTGCGTCACTTGCACACTTACGCCGCAGTAGCGAACATGGTTCCCCTCGTAGACGTGCCGACCAGCTTGTCTCTCCAGACCACCCAGGTCACTGCCTGGACCACCGAGGGGAGTTCACCCAGGCGCTGGGCAGCCTCCCGGTAGCAGTGCGCGATCAGGGCGTACCGACCCTTGGCACCCAGGCCCCGGTCACGGGCGCCGTACTCCTCGCCGACCGCGATGTCGTGTGCGTGCCTGTCGATGCAGACAGCGTCCGCGTCGGTCGGGTCGAAGATGCAGCGGTAGAAGTGGCCGGTCTTGCGGTCCATGGGCAGCACCTCGGCCGGATCGGCACCCGCCAGGATCTTCGACGCCTTGGCCAGCGCGTCTCCCAGATGCCGGGCCGGAGTCCCCGTCTCGTAAGCCTCCGTGGCCAGCTCGACGTTCAGCCACCATGCCGTCTGCGGAGACAGCGCAGCCAGGAGGCCGGCGCCGATCCGGGCATCGCCCTCCGCCATCTGCTCGGCCAGGCGGTTCGCACTCGGGTACCAGTCCCGCCCCTGCAACTCCTGCTCGGCGGACGCGTCCAGCCACGTGTCGATGATGTTCCGGACGTACTGCTCGCGGGTCTTGGCGTCGGGCTTGATGGGGATCATGGTCTCTCGTCTCTCGGGTATGAGTGGCTGCTCATCAGGACCCAGGCACCGCCCTGGGCCGACACCCGGCCCTCTGAGGGCAGTTGACCGGGCGTTTCGCATGGAGTCACCGAGCCCCGACCAGCCTCGCCGCCTGGTCGGAATCTCATGTGAGGTGTTGCAGTGCACATCCAGGCGTTACCGCCTGAAGAAAGCGACCTCCCAGTTGCTCCCGTCACGGTGGCCACGGTGGTCACGTGTGACTGTGTTGTGCATGGTGATCTGCATGTGGGGCCTTTCAGCCTCGGTGTCTGGTGGATGCCGTGCTTGGTTGGCTCATCAGTGACCGGTAACCAACCGGCCAGACGCCCGAGGGCGTTTCGCCTTGCTACTCGTAGTGCGATGCCGCGATCTTGTCGGCCAGCTCCAGGACCCTTCTCCGATCTGTGTGCTCCAGGTCGGCCAGGAGCTCAGCCAGCTCCTCGACGCTGTACTCGGGGGTGATGCTGTATCCGTCCATGTGCGCTCCTCGGGTTGGCTCATCAGTGACCGGGCACCACCCGGCCAGACACCCTCACGGGTGTTTCGCCTTCACCGCGCCCCCACCTCCCGACTCCGGTAGCGGGCCCAGTCGTGCTGCTCGCCCTCCAGGAGCCAGGGCAGCGGGTCTCGGCCCAGATCCTCACGGGGGCTGAACACCACCCGCGTCCCTTCCGCGGGCCGCACCTTGCACTCGATGACCGCTCCCCCGGCTGCCGCCCGAAGCAGTTCCTGGATCTTGCTCACTCGCTCTCCCCTTTCGATGTTGTGACAGTATCACAGCTTGCGCAGGTTGCACACTCACAGCGCCATGAACACTACGTCCGGCTCACCTGCCGTCCAGTTCGCGACGCGCTCCGTCTCGACGAACCCGAACTGCTTGTAGTAGTCGGGCAGGAACCCGTCGAAGCAGTCCAGCTTGCTCGCACC